GCGGGCTTGTGCGATGGTCTTTGCAGACTACGGGCAAGACCCGGCCAAGATGATATTCGAGGCGCGGAACAAATACGGCAGGGTGTATTGCAGACACCATCCGGCAGACAATTTCACAACGTCACCTGCGATCAGCCCGAAGTGGTCATTAGATATGGTCTGGGATATGTGCGATGTAGCTGTTGGACAAAGCAGCACCGCGCTTGTTGACGCGGCGATTAACGGCTTGCACGTTGACTGCCCCGACTCTCATGTCTGCGCTGACATTCACGATGACCGCGAATCCTGGCTGACTGATCTAAGTTGGGCGCAATGGCATTACACGCAGGTCCAATCCGGCGAATTTTGGGAACACTTAAATGAAGGCTGAACGGGTTACTGAATTAACGGTTGCTGACGAACCTGTCAGCACCGCAACGGCAAAGCTGTTTCTGCGGGTTGACATTGCCGATGATGATACGCTTATCGGTGGGCTGATTACAGCCGCGAGGCAGTACGCTGAGAACTATTGCCAGCGGTCATTCGCGGTAAAGACGTACCGCGCCGACCTGCCCTATTTTATGGATAACGTACACCTTCCGAACGGGCCGGTCATATCCATTGACAGCGTGAAGTATTGGGACACCGAATCCCCTTCGGTTTTGCAAACTTGGGCGGCGGGAAACTACGCGCTGAACTATGACACGTTCGAGCGCAATGATGGGGTTTCCTTCGAGGATGTTTACCCGCGCACCGATGCAGTACAGATAACCTACACCGCCGGTTATCAAGACGGTTCACCGCTTGCAAATGACTGCCCGCAAGCTGTTATCCAGGCCATCCTTTTGATGGTGGGCGATATGTATGAGTATAGAGAGGCTAAAGTGGCCAGCGCAGTCAGTAGCAACCCAACGGTTCACGCCCTGTTAAACCAGTATCGAGAGTACCGATGAAGATAGGACTCCTGCGGCATCGCGTGGTCATACAACGGGCTACAACCGCGCCTGATGACCTGGGCGAGCCGATCCAGACATGGGCGACTCTGGCGACAGCGTGGGGGCGTGTGGAGCCGATAGGCGGCAATGAGCGGTTCTCCGCCATGCAGGTACAGGGTGAGGTCACGCACCGCATCACAGTTCGCTATCAGTCCGCTCTTTCGGACCTTGCGCCGGATGACCGCGTTACTTGGAGCGGCAACACGTATGACATCACGCACGTTCTGAACCCGGACGAACGAAACCGGGAATTGCATATTTTTGCGAAGCAGCACACATGAAAGGTTCAGTTGAGTTAAAGGGGCTGGAAGATGCGCTGCGGACGATGGAGCGGGCATTCCCTAATGACGCAAAGATTCAGCAGCAGTTACTCCACGGCGCAATGGGTGGCTCAGCGCGGAAGTCACTCCTGCCTTTTGCCAAGCAACTGGCGCAGCGTGGTGATTCTTCTGGCTCATTGAGCGAGGCATTAAAGGTCCGGGTGCGCCCCAAGCGCAGGCGCAGCGGTGTTGCCGGCGGAATGGAAATAACGCCGGTCAGGTATGACAAGAAAGCAATAGCAAAGTATATCCAGCATTACTACACATCTAAGGGAAAGAACATACCGCTGGGTGGTGTTGACGGTATCCGTCACGGCCACCTGGTTGAGTTTGGAACCAAGCACCATCCGGCCTATCCGTTTCTGTGGCCTGCCACGGGCATGTCAAAACAATATAGGCAGTTGTTTGCCGGAGAATTGAAGAAGCGCATCGAGCCTCGCGTCAGGCGTGAGGCAAGAAAGAGGAATACCAAGTGAATCTTGAAAAGGGATTGGTTGCGATATTGACGGGACTCAGCCCGCAGGTGAAGTGCTATGCCCGCTTCCCGCAACCCGCAGACCTGCCAGCCGTGCGTTTTCAGCGGGTGTATGCAACGCGCACTAATTCTATTGACGGTAGCAATGTAGGTGTTACCGAGGTCGGCCTGCAACTGGATTGCGTGGGCAACACATACCGGGAAGCTAAGACACTGGCTGACACGGTGCGAGAGGCTTTGCACGGCTATAACGGGCCGTGGGGCGACCTGACTGCAAGGTTCGTTCACTTGCAGACTGAGAACGATTTGTACGACCAGGACGGCGACAAGACAACCCATTGGGTTTCCCAGCGCTATCAGGTCTGGACGGACATGGAATGATTTTTTTTCACTGCCGCTTGAGCGGTTCAACAACGGAGTAAGACCATGACAAATGCAGTATTGGGTTCACTTGCTGAACTGAAACTCAGCGATGATGCCAGCCCTGAAGTTTACACGAAGATTGCAGAGGTTCTGCGCGTAGGGCCGATTGGCTCCACCGCACCCGAAGTCGATGTGACGAACCTCGACAGCACCGCGAAAGAATACATTGGCGGTCTGCCGGATGGTGCCAGCCTTGAGTTCGAGTGCAACTGGCTTGTTGGCAACACCCAGCAAGAGGCGCTGCGGTCTGCGGTGGGCGACCAAAAGAACTTCCAGATGATCTGGAACACTTCACCGAACACGCAGGCGGCGTTTACGCTGACGGTGCTGGGCTTTGAGATTGGCGAGACCACGCCGGAAAGCCAGATCACCGCAATGATTAGCGGACGCATCTCTGGTGCGATTGCATGGACGTAAGAAGCGAACTGCTGGGCCTTGATGACCTGGTAACAAAAGAAGTGGATGTTCCGGTCTGGAACCGCAAACTTCGCGTTCGTGAGTTGGGGCTTCTTGAGTCTTTGCAAGTCATGGGGCCGGACAAGGTCGGTGATGACGGCAAGATCACGATGACCGGCGAAGACCTGGCGCGAGTGGTTGCGCTGGGTGTTATCAGCGATGACGGTGAGCGCGTCTTCACGGATGAAGACATCCCCGTGCTGGCAAAGAAAAACCGCAAGGCGTTGACGGCTCTCTACCATGAGATTCTCGCGCTAGGCGGCAGCGTAGAGGAAGCGGAAAAAAACTGAAGCGCCAGCCGATACTGCTAGCGGCGTATCGGTTGGCTTTTCACTTTCGCCGCCCACTGTCTGAACTCAACATATCTGTAAATGAGTTCTATCACCTCTTGGCTTACATGAAGATGGAGCCACCAGAAGAGGGCCACAACCAACGAACGGCTGCGCTTATGGCGCAGTTGACCAACATGTCCGGCAAGTCACTTCCCAAAGGCAAGACAGTCAAGCCGAGGGACTTTTTGCCGCGTAAACCGCAAAGCCCGCAGGACCAGATTGCGTTCATGCGAAAGATAGGAACCCAGAATGGCAGCTAGCGCAGGCACAGTCACACTAGACCTTGATGCCAATTCGGTCAAGATGATCCGCGAGTTGCAGAAGGCGCAACGGCAGACAAAGAAGTCTGCTGGCCGTATGCAGCGGGACATGAAACGGGCATTCTCCAACATCGGGCGGGCTGCGGCTGGCTTTGGTGTTGCGATGGCTGCGGCCACGAAGGTCTCTGTTGACTTTGCAGACACCATTGGCAAGACCGCGAAGGCCACGGGACTGACGGCTGAAAAGTTCCAGGAACTTGGTTTTGCTGCAAAGCGGGCTGGCATCGAAAGCAGTCTGTTCAACAGCAGTATGATTGCGTTTGTTAAGCGTGTTGGTGAGGCGGGCGCTGGTATGGGTCCGCTGGTTAGTGGCCTGAAGAACCTCAACCCCGAATTACTGCAAGCTATTATCAACGCTAAGGACCAGTCCACGGCGCTGGCCATTCTTGCAGACGGGGTTAAAAACGCGAGTTCCGCAACGGAGCAAGCGGCAATAGCCAATGCCGCCTTTGGCCGATCCGGTGTTGTCATGGTCAACATGTTGCGTGACGGTTCTGAAGGCCTTGACGGCATGTCCGCAAAAGCCCGCAGCCTGGGCGTGGTCATGTCGAATGAGTTGGTTGGCAAGGCAGAGGAAGCCGCTGATGCGATGGGTGACTTGCAGAAGGTTATGCAGGTCAGTATTGCCAGCGCGATCATAGAGAACGCTGATGCCATCATAGACTTGACACAAGCGCTGATTGACTTGGTTGGCGCGGCAGGAAAGGCCACAGCATGGTGGCGCAACTTTGCGGAGGGTGTTGCCGCTGGCATCGGCGGCATTGCCATTGACGATTGGGACCGACGAGCGCAGGAAATCCTTGATCTTGAGGACCAGTTAGCAACGGCACGGAAGCGGTCTGTAAACCTGTTCGGCATGGAAAACCGAATGTGGCAAGCGCGTGCAAAGTCGCTTGAAGAAGAAATACGCCTTAAGCGTGAGGCATTAACCGCAGACCTTCAGAACATAGGCACGATGCGCCCCGCTCCGGAGGGTGATGCGCCAGCCGGGTCAGCGGCGACATCCGGGCGCACCTTTGGCGCCGCAACCGCACAAGCCATTGAACTGGCGAAAAAGCACGCTGATGAACTGAGGGAGCGCAACCGGCTTGAGGCTGAGTATGCAACGATTCGTGCAGAGTTCAGCCGCGACACCGCAACGGCAGCGTTTCAAGAGAATGCAGAGTTTATCAATGATGAACTGGACCGGCGCAACGAACTGGAGCGGGAATACCAAGCGTTGCTTGACCTGTCAAAGACCGCGCTGGACCTGCACAAAGAAGACCTTGGCCTGATACACCTTCTGTATAAGGAAGGCATTATTCCCTCAGTCGAGGAATACGCCGCCGCGCTGCAAGCGGCCAATGAACGGTTTGCTAAGACGCAAGAAAAGACCGGCGAGGTGCTGGATGGTATGAGCGAGTTCGCTATCCAGGCATCGCGCAACATCCAGGGCCAGTTCGCAGATTTCCTTTTCGACCCGTTTGACGAGGGGCTGGAAGGGATGCTGAAGGGCTTTGGTGAAACACTGCGCCGCATGGCAGCAGAGGCGCTTGCCGCAAACATCATGGAAAGCATCATGGGTTCCTTCGGCGGTGGTGAGGGTGAGGGTTTCGGCGCTTTCTTTGCATCGCTGTTTGGTGGCGGCAAGGCGGCTGGCGGGCCAGTGTCTGCCGGTGTGCCGTACCTGGTTGGTGAGCGTGGGCCTGAAATGATTGTTCCGCGCACCGCGTCAACAGTCATCCCAAACCACGAACTTGGCGGGCGGGCAATCGTCAATAACTTCAACTTCCAGAAAGACCCGCGCAGGAAAGCATTGTCACAAGAGGCGGCGGAGATTAACCGCCTGCAACGAAGGGCGGAGGCGCGCAACACATGAGTTTCATTGACTCCCTCCTGCTGGACCGTGTGGCCTACGGGTTCTCTGGTGGTCCGACATTCCAGACCACGAAAGTGCAGCTTGTGTCTGGACGCACCCGCAGGAATGCGGAACGGTCCCGCCCGCTTCATCGGTACACCGCGCCGTTTATGAACCTGCAAAGCGATGACAGGGCAACGGTCATCAATGCGTTTAATGCCTGCTTGGGTTCCGTTCATTCGTTCCGCTTCTTTGACCGGATGGACTATCTGCTGTCTGACCAGGTGATAGGCACGGCAGACGGCACCACGGACCAGGAATTGCAACTAGTTAAAACATACGCCTTCGGCGGCCAAACGACATCGAGAACAATCACAAAGCCTGTTGATTCTACAGAGGATTACGGCAGATACACCCAGACGCTGGGTGCTGCACCCGCATTTGTCATCAAGGCAGACGGCACGCCGATCACCGCAAGCATTGACTACAGCACCGGGATTGTTACGTTCACCGCATCGGCGGGTGAAAGCATCACCGCAACGGGCTGGTTCGATGTTCCGGTTTACTTTGAAGATGACCAGCTAAGCTTTGCGCTGAACGAAAAAGACGCGCACTCAACAGACATAAACCTGATTGAAGACTTCGGGGCATGACCAGGACCATCCCAATAGCGTTACAGTCTCAGCTTGACGAAGACGGCACAACGCTTTGCAACCTGCTGAAGCTTACGTTCCGCGATGGCACGGTTGTGGGCGTGACTTCGCTTGACCAGGATGTGACGTATGACGATGGCGCGGGCGAGGTTACATACAAAGCCGCGCTGGGCGTTGACCTCACAACTATCGAAACGTCCGCTAATTTGGAAGTGGACAATTCTGAGGGGCGCATGTTGCTGGCTGAAAGCGGCGATGTGACCGAGGAAAAGATTGAAGCGGGCCTGATGGATTACGGGCGCTTCGTGGTGTACCGGGTAGACTGGTCAGGCCTGTCTAAAGGGCATTACATCCCGCCGGGCGGTGTTGGTTATACGGGCATTGCCAAAGTGGTTGACGGGCTGACCGGGGTCATTGAGTTGCGCGGCCTGTCCCAATGGCTGAAGCAAACGTATTCTGAAGTTTACAGTGTGACCTGCCGTGCAAAGTTTGGCGGCTCCCGCTGCGGGTACAGTGCTTCAAGCCTGTGGCAGTCGCATAGCGTGTCGGCGGTTTCGACAGAAGAGCCAGACCGCATATTCGTGGCTGACAGTGAACCTGCCGTAAGCGGCCCGAACGGTGCTTTGACATTCGTCCCCGGGCTGATTGAGTGGCAGACCGGAGACAATGCCGGGAAGTATTCTGAGGTCGAGGCCATTGACGGCACCACCATCTACCTTCGCTTTGGCACGCAATACAACATCGGCGCATCCGATACGTTCCAGATTCGCCCCGACTGCGACAAGAAAAAAGACACCTGCAAAGACTCATTCGACAACCTGTTGAACTTTCGCGGTGAACCGCATATCAACGGCGGCGACGAGAGCAGCGCTACGATACCGGGCGCAACGGCGTTCCCGACATATCCGGGTGTTGGATCACGTGGTGCTGCGCCAAACCGAAACATCACGATTGAAGAACTTGAGTCACTTGGCCTGCCGGGTGGTATGTGGACATGGCACAGGACCATTTATTAATGCAGCCGCATGAAATCGCTGGCCTGTACCTGAACGTACCTTTCCGGCACTTGGGCAGGGACGCAAGTGGGCTGGACTGCGTTGGGCTGGTGTTGCTTGTGGCGCGGCACATGGGCATCGAAACGACAGCACCGGAGTATTACGGCGAACAGCCGACCCATGACAACAACGCATTCAATCTGCGCGAATATCTGGTCAAGAATTGCGGTGAGCCGGTCACGCGGGAGATCAAGGAAAACGACATTCTGCTGATGCGGTTCAAGCCGCACCAGGCACCATCACACATCGCCATCGCTGCGCCGCACCCGCACGGCATGGGAATGATTCACACTTATGGAAAGGTGGGCCGTGTGGTTTATCACCGAATCGATGACCGCTGGAACAGCCGTATAACGGAGCATTTTGCATGGCCCGCGAAGCAATAGGACTAGTAGGCGCTGGCGTTGGCTTTGTCATCGGCGGGCCTATTGGCGCACAGATCGGGTTTGCGGTTGGTTCCGCTGTCGGCGGTTATCTTGACCCCGTTGAAGTCCCACACCCCGGTTACAGTGAGGCGCCTGTACAAACCGGCAGAGAGGGTGTTGACCTGCCTATACCGTGGGGGCTTGTGTCCGTTCACGGCAACGTCATCGACCAGGGCGAGCTGTACGAGGTCAGCAAGAAACGGCGGTCTGGAAAGAACAGCAAAGTCGAGGAAATAACAAGGTACAAAACCTTCGCCATCGGTCTGGCTGCTGGTCCCATTGATGGTGTGTCTCGTATTTGGGAAAACGGCACGCTTGTCTACGATATAAACGGCAGCATCGACTCTGAAGACCATACCGACTTTGCCAGCAAGATCACGATATACACCGGCACCGAGGACCAACTGCCCGACAGCGACTTAGAGGTCATTCACGGTGTTGGGAATGTCCCGGCGTATCGGGGTTTGGCTTACGTTGTTTTCCCAGACTATGACGTTACGGACTTTGGCGGCGCGATCCCGCAATACTTGTTCGAGTTGAACGGCGGGCAAGACCTTTCCGCGTCGAGTCAGCCCTATCCCATTGAAGTGGTTGACGGTGTTGAGGCAACACCAGCCCCAACGGATAGCGATGTTTATAACTCCACCATCGAGGGTGTGCAACCGACCATTACACCGGATGACTCAGACCTGCGTAGCCTGCTGAATGAATACGATTACGAGGCCGAGGGCGTACAACCAACAGTCACACCGGACGACTCTGATCTAGATGACGTTCTCAATGAATACGACTACGAGACAGAGGGAATCCAGCCGACCATCACACCGGATGATTCTGACCTGGATGTTTCTCTGGTCGAATACGATTACGAAACCGAAGGCATCCAGCCAACAGTAACACCAGCAAACGGAACACTGACATGACGCAAATAAAACCTGCACGCCTGGGCGCGGGGATCGGCGGGCGTATCCGCATCCGCAAGTTCAAGATGATTGAAAACCGCGAAGTTGAAACGCATGACAGCGGATGGTTTCACAACATCATCACGAACACCGGGCTGGATACCGTCGCGGATTCTCAGTTCAACGCCGCAACGCAATATTGCCACGTTGGAACGGGAACAAACACGGAAGCGGCAACGGACACCGCGCTGCAAACGCACACGGCATCCACCAACAACTTGAACGGCAGTGTGGGCGGCGCGTTCAACACATCGACACCGCCATATTACCTTTCAATGACAAAGACGTTCCGGTTTAATCCCAACTTTGGAAGTGGAAACGTCACTCTTGCAGAGGTTGGATTCGGCCCCAACGCGGCGAACAGTTCGATGTTCAGTCGCGCCCGCATTAAAGACGGTGGCGGGTCGCCAACGACCATCTCTGTGCTTTCTGATGAATACCTTGATGTGTCCTATGAGTTGCGGTTATACCCAGATCATGTGACAGACTTGGGTGCTGCTGACGCCGGAACAGGTTCTATAGACATCGGCGGCACGACTTACAACTACAGCATTCTGCCAGATTTTAGCACCCCCGCTAAATGGGGAAGTAATGCATCTGCGATCAGGGCAACTGGCGATGATTCCGGCATTGTCTATGAAGACGCAACCAGCATCGGCACGATTTCTCAGGCAATACAGGGCGCGACAGACAGCGAAGGATGGGAAACTGGATTAAGTGTTTCCGATTCAACATATTCAGCAGGAACTTACTCACGAACCATTACATGGTCTTTTGGTCTGGGTGATGGCAATTTTACAAACGGCATAAACGCGTACCGATTACAGACAAACATGGGGCTGTATAAGGTTTTGCTTGACGCATCAATTCCGAAAACATCATCAAAGACGATGACGCTTGCGCTTACTTTGGCGTGGACCCGTAAGACCATTACATAGGGAAGCCTGATGGCGCTGCCTAATGACGCTTTGTCTACAACGGCTGTACTTGGCAACTACATCAGCCCATATGACCGATACTCTGATGATCTGACGGACTATGAGTTGGGCGGTTCTGCTATCGGTGTATCGGATGACGGGCTTGAATATCAGGTCTGGTCCCTGCGTTACGAGAATGACGAAGACAGCCCGGACTATGGCGATTTCGTTATAACAGGTGAGACCACGGGCGAGGTTGTCACACCCATTAATGTAGCCAACGTGGTGCGCTGCTGTCTGGCCTTCGACCAGAACATGAACGTGTTTATTGGTTACGAGACTGAGGCGGGGCAGGCGTATCATTATTGGTATGACACGCTGATTTCCGGTTACAAGACAACCACGATGGACAGTGGAGTCCGTTCGCTTCAGTGCTGTCTTGACGACCACCGGGTAACGCAATCAGGAACCAGTGACATCATCCTGGCCTACATCCGCTCAGGGAATCTTTGCTACCGCCAGCAGCGGGACCGCTACGGCACGGAATACGTCCTGAAATCCGGCGTCGGCGGCGCTGAGATTTACCGCGTTGGAATGAGCGACATCGGGCGCTTACAGTTTGACGTTCGTCAAGGGCGCGGCAACAGGCTGTCAGAGATTGTCGGCGACTTGTGCCTGGCCACTGGAATGCGGGCGACTGACTTTGATGTCTCTGCGCTTCAGGATATTTTCGTCCGGGGGTTCATTACCGCCGGTCATTATTCCGCATCCGAAACCATCAAGACATTGCAGAATGTCTACTTTTTTGACATGCCCGAGGTTGATGGAAAGCTGGTCGCGGTTCTGCGCGGCGGCGATACGGTAGGCACTATATCGAACGATGATCTTGTAAAGGGCGCGGATCTGGACATCGAGACAGCCAGGGAGCAGGGCATCGAGTTTCCCTATAAAGTCCACCTGGAATGGGCGGCAGCGGAAACGGATTACACGCCCACGAAAGAGACAGCGGAGCGCCGTTCGCCTGACGTAAAGGCAGTAAGCGAGATGTCCGTCAATACTGGCGTGAACTTCGAGCGCGACGAGGCGGCACAAGTTGTAGACATATTCCAGAAGACCGCATGGGCTGAGTTCGAGGGCAAGGTGGAAACCATCCTGCCCGAATCTTACGCATACCTGAATGCGTCTGACCCTGTACTGGTCGAGGTTAGGCCGGACACGTTCAAGCGTATGAGAATCCGGCGCTGGTCATTTACCGATGGTGCATTTGAGGTCGAGATGGTCATTGACCGCAAGTCGGCCTATTCAAGCGGCGCGACAGGTGCGGAGGTTCTCACGCCAACGGTTCCCGGCCCGCGCCTGCCTGGTGATGCATCATGGGAGTTCATGGCGCTGCCATCCATTTACGGCGGCGATGTCCTGCACTACTACGTTGCGGCAGAGCGCGCAGAGGGGCGGGCATGGACGGGTGCCGAGCTGCAAATGCAGATTGGTTCCGAGTTCTATTCCGTTGCATCCGTTGGGCAAGAAGCCACAATGGGAACGCTTCAGGCCGCGCTGCCTGACGCACCCGAGCATTACATTGATCGCACAAACACCATCCTGGCCGACCTGAACAACACGCCCGAATCCATATCCACAGAAGACATTATTCAAGGGCGCGGTGCTTGGCTGATAGGTGATGAGATCGTGCAGGTCCGCGACTGGAACGCCAGCGGTGATTATTGGGCCGGGTCATACATCACACGAGGCCGACGCAACACCAGCACCGCAAGTCACAGCAGCGGGGCGCGGATTGTGTACCTGCCGGAATCCATGCCGGTCACGTTCTCGCAGGAATACATTGGCGCTGAAATGACGTTCCGCATGGTTCCCTACGGACTGGACGAAACATCAGCAACGCAGACCGCGCACACCTTGTCCGACATCAGTATGACGGAGTGGTCTCCCATTGACCTGGTATCGGGGCAGTCCGGTAGTGATTGGGAGTTTTCGTGGACTCCGCGTTACAGGATGGGAACGTCAGCAAACCCACTACCATCCAATGACTTTTACGGCTGGCGGCTGCGGTTCACTGTTGGGTCCACCACGGCGGTGCATGATGTTGAATCCACAACGCCAGAATACACATACACCAGCGCCCAGCAAACAACGGACTTTGGGTCGGCGCAAGCATCATTTGACACGGTTGAAATCCGCGCACTCAATCGCATAAGCGGCGAGGGTGACGCATTGAGCGAGGCAGTTTCATGAGTACAACGTCAGCACGGCACGCTTTTCTGAATTGGATTACAGGAACCACGGCAGCCGATACCGTTTTCAATGACCTAGTAGACAACCTGGACGTTAAGCTGGGCCTGTCTGTTGAGTCCCGAACCACCACGGCAGAACCGGGTTCACCATCGAACGGTGACTGCTACATCATCCCCGCATCAGCAACGGGAACGGATTGGGCAACATATTCCGAGAACGATATTGCCGCGTATCGAGATAGCGCGTGGACGAACTTCACTCCCGTGGCTGGGCAGATCGTTCACATAGCGGATGAATCTGATCTGGTGGCGGTGTGGAGCGGGTCAAGTTGGGTGACGGTATCGACCAGTGCAGCGCTGAACAAGTATGACGCAACAGCAGCACCAACGGCCAACGACGATACGGGTGATGGTTACAGTGCTGGGTCGTTGTGGGTTGACGTGACGAACGATGAAGCCTACGTCTGCCTAGATGCGACCAGCACGGCGGCAGTCTGGACGCAGATAACTAATGAAACCGTGCCGCTGGACAAGTACGATGCCACGGCTGCGCCTGGTGTTGGTGATGATACCGGCGATGGTTACAGTGTTGGCTCCATCTGGTGCGATGTCACAAACGATAAAGCGTACATCTGCCTTGATGCATCCAGTGGTGCCGCTGTCTGGACCGAGATTACTCAGACAGGCGGCAGCTCTACCTTCGAGTTTTCCTCCGATGTGGAAACGGCGGCAGACCAGGATTATGTGCTGTGGTGGGATGCGCCTTTTGCCGGGTCAATCACGAAGGTCCGCACAAAAACACAATCCGGCACTTGCACCGTGACCGGGAAAGTGAACACAACGGCATTAGGTGGAACAGCTAACAGTGCGTCATCCACGGCAGAAGAACAAACGCACAGCAGCAGCAACACGTTTTCGAAAGGTGATAAATTGCTGTTCACCGTTTCAAGCAATTCATCCGCGACTGATTTGGCAGTCACTTTCTACGGGACGCGCTCATGAGTTTTCACAAATCTTTTGTAGATGCTACCGGCGGCGGTGGTGGCGGCCTTGATTTTGAAACAGATACCCAGTTTCAAGTCAATGACGGCGGCACAGATTATCAGGTGGTTGTTTTTAAGTCGTCCGACACCATCGAGTTAGATACCACAAAGACAGTGCAATACTTGGTCGTTGGTGGT